CGCAACTGACCAGCCAATTTCTCAGAACGTGAAGCGGGGAGGCGGCGCGAAGCCGGGCAGCAGAGGCGTGCCGGCGTCGAACAGCGGGCGCGCCGATGCGACGTCGCCCTCCTTCACGAACAGCTGGGCGACCCCGAGCCCGCCCTCCGGGCCGGCGACGACGGTGGTCAGGCGGCCGCCAGGCGCCAGTTGGCCGAGAATGGGCTGCGGCACCTGCTGCACGGCGCCCTCGATCAGGATGGCGTCGAACGGCCCGCCGGACGCGTCCCCGCCTTCCAGCGGGCCGACGACCTGCCGCACTCCGGAGAGTGCCAGATCCCTCGCCGTCCGCTCCGCCGCCGCCGCGAGAGCGGCATCGCTCTCTACGGCGACCACCGATTTCACGAGCTTGGACAAGAGCGCTGCGCCATAGCCGCGGCCCGAGGCAACGACCAGCGCGTGGTCCCCGGCCTGCGGCTGCAGCGCCTGGATCAGGCGCGCCAGCACCATCGGCTCCATCAGGTAGCGGCCGCCGCCCAGCGGCACGTCGTCATCGGCGTATGCGACGGATTGCAGGCCCTCCGGCAGGAAGCGTTCGCGCGGCAACTCGCTGACGGCCGCCAGAAGCTGGGCATTGGTCACCCGGTTGGGCCTCAGCTGACCGTCGATCATGTTGCGACGCGCCAGAGCAAAATCCGCCATGCCTACCTCAAGATAACGAACGATCTTATACGCATCAGGCAGCGAGAGCGTCAAAGGCCGTGCGGTCGCGCCCGGCTTCGCCGGGGGCGAGCAGGCAGTGTGCGCCTCTGGGGCGATGACGGGCCGATGCCTCCGTCGATCTCGACACTGGCACCGCGACCATGATGCGCGGCGGACGGCGGCGTCGCGTGCCTGTGGACAGGGCGCGCGCCGGAACCGCAGGTGAACATCGCGCTTTCACTGTTCCCGAACTTGTGCAACAAGACCCGGCCTTGCGCCCGAAGGTCGAAGCTAACGCTTTGATATCGTTGGCAAGGGCCTGGTGGCAGAGTGGTGATGCAGCGGACTGCAAATCCATGTACCATACCTCCACAATCGCAAGTCTTCCGAAAAACGACGTGGGAATAAGCCTTTAGCTGCTGCCTTTTACCCACGTCGCCAGCGCTTCCGGTACTGCAAGGGACTACAGTACCGCAGGACGTGTGACAGTCACGCGGTGTTTCGTGTGCCCGAAGTGTTCTCGGAGCGGCCGAGAGACCGCTTGGCCGCCTTGCGCTCGCGCTTCCAGAAGACCCGCTTCCAGTCGCGTAGGTGTCGCCACCACTGCGGTGGCGGGGTCAGGTTCCCCTTCTTGACATTCGCCATCATCACCTCGACTTCGTTCTGTCATAGAGCATGAAGGTTCTGGAGGATTGGGGGGAGCAAGGCCGCAAAAGGGGCTTGAAACCCCCCGCTTGAAGGCGCGTTGTCTCCGCATCGCCGGCTGGTACACCAAAGCGTCGGCGGCTGAGAGAACAAGGCGCCCGGATCAAGGCGCGCCGACGCGCTCCCGCTCCCAAGGGGAGGGAGCCTATGCGGACAGCGCGCGAGTGCCTGCTCAAGGCCGACCTTTGCGAGCAGTTGGCTGAGACCATAGTCCTTGAATGCGGCCTGCGGGATTGCGAGTGACCGCCGGCCAGTCGCGCACCTTGGCGAAGGTGGCCCATATCCGGCGGTTGGAGGAGCCTATTGCCCTATCGCAACCTACCGAACCGCTCCGTCGAATACCGCAAGCGGGTCGCAGAGTGCCGCGCCCGAGCCGAAACGGCGACGGACGATCACTCGCGTCAGACGGCCTTGCAGGACGCCGAGACATGGGAGCGGATGGCGAAGTGGGAAGATGAAAATAACCCGCCCAGACCATTGCCGCCGACCATAATCGTCACCGGCCGGTAGCGCCAAACTGCTCCACAACTTGGCCCCTTCGCGCTTTTGACTGGCCGCCCCACCGTGGCAAAGTAGCGGCATGGAGCCCAAGCTCGCCCTGCCATCGCTCTCCTCGCTGCAGTCCCTATACGCGGATAGCGCCAGCCCGGCCCGGCCCAAGGCACTTGGCTACGGCGAGCGGCTGTCGGACAGATTGAAGATTGCGGCCGAAGGCATAGCCCGCCTAAAGGCCGACGAATGACCAACGCGCTTTACTACGGCGACAACCTCACCGTGCTTCGGGAGTCGATCAAAGACGAGAGTGTCGACCTGATCTATCTCGATCCCCCGTTCAACTCGAGCGCAACCTACAACGTGCTGTTCAAGGCGCCGAGCGGCGAAGGCTCGCAGGCGCAAATCGAGGCATTCGAGGACACGTGGCATTGGAACGAATCGGCCGAACGCGCCTTTGATGAAGTCGTGACCGGCGCTCATTCGGACGCTTCGATCATGCTGCGCGCCATGCGCTCGGCGCTCGGCGAGAACGACATGATGGCGTATCTCGCCATGATGGCCGTTCGGCTGATCGAATTGCACCGCGTGCTCAAGGCGGCCGGCGGCACTCTTTACCTGCACTGCGACCCAACCGCTAGCCATTACCTCAAGATACTGCTCGACGCGATCTTCGGCGCAGACAACTTCTTGAGCGAGGTTATCTGGAAGCGAACCGGCTCACACTCATCAGCGCGCCGATGGGGACCAGTCCATGATGTGATCCTGTTCTATGCCAAAGACAACAGCAAGCAGACGTGGAACCGACCCTACGTCCCGCTGTCCGAAAAGCACCTGGAGGCACACTACCGGAAGACCGACGATCAAGGCCGTCGCTACGAGCACGGTGAACTCACCGGCGCGGGCACTCGTCGAGGGCGGAGTGGAGAGCCGTGGCGCGGGTTTGATGTGACGAGCCTTGGTCGTCACTGGACTACAACCGTGGAAAAGTTGGACGAACTCTACGAAGAAGGACGAATCTATCTTCCACCGGACGGTGGGTGGCCACGTCTCGTCCGATACGAAGACGAGTCCAAGGGCCGGGCAGTCGGGGACGTCTGGGAGGACATCCCTCCGTTGAACATGCGCGCACGCGAGCGGCTCGGGTATCCAACACAAAAGCCGCTCGCGTTGATGGAACGGATCATCAGCGCATCCTCCAACGCAGGAGATGTTGTCCTCGACCCGTTCTGCGGATGCGGTACGACAGTCCATGCAGCGCAAAAGCTCGGCCGCCAGTGGATCGGGGTGGACATAACGCACCTCGCCATCGGCCTAATCGAGCGACGACTGAATGAGGCGTTCCCCGGCATTGAGTTCGACGTGCACGGCGTACCGAGTGACTACGCAGGCGCCCGCGACCTCGCACTACGCGACAAGCATGAATTCCAAAAGTGGATCACCGGGACGGTTGGCGCGCAGCCTTACAAGGGCGGCAAGAAGGGCATGGACCGCGGCATTGACGGCTATCTCCACTTCCGGGACGCCGACAACAAGCCTCAGTTCGGCATTGTCTCCGTGAAGGGCGGGGAGAACATCACGTCTGCCATGGTGCGCGACCTGAAAGGCACCATGGACCGCGAGAAGGCCGCACTGGGCTTGTTCCTCACCCTGAACCCGCCATCCCGCGAGATGACACGCGAGGCAGTCTCGGCCGGGTTCCATGAGACTGGCGGTCAGAAGATTCCCCGGCTGCAAATCCTGACTGCTGAGGAGATCGTCGGCGGCAAGCGGCCCCAGGTGCCGTTTGGCCATACCGAGGGTTTCAAGCGGGCGGCGCGGGAAGAGTCGGCCAAGCAAGAGCGGCTGCTCTAGCCGGCCGATTACTACTCCCCGCGCGACCCCGTGTTCACGCCCTCTTCTTCATAGCCACGACGTTCTCCCCGGCCTCCTCCGGGGTCGACTGCCGGTCGAAGCGGTCGAGCGCCGACTGCAGGTCGTCGGGGGCCAGCTTGGCGTAGCGTAGGGTCATGGCGAAGCTCTTGTGCCCCATCCATTCCTTGACCCTGCGCAAGTCGACGCCGCGCTGGACCATCCAGCTCGCGGTCGTGTGGCGCAGCGTGTGGACCACCACGTCGTCGCCGAGGTGCAGGTGCTCGACCGCCTTCCTGTAGTGGGCGCGGAAGGTCCATGTGTTGAGGCGGGCGAAGAGCGGGTCGCGGTCCCCGATCCCCTTGATCAGCTCGGGCATGAGCTTGCGCAGGCGGGCCGTCAGGGGAATGTGTCGGACCTCGTCGTTCTTCGAACCGAGCGCCCCGAGCGTCACCTTGGTGTCCGTCACATCGCACGGGCGGATGCGCAGGCCCTCGCTGAGGCGAGCGCCAGTGTCGAGCAGGAAGGCGACGAAGTCGGCGTCCCGCTTGAGGTTCCAGTGCTCCAGCAGGTTTACCAGAGCCTGGGCCTCGTTCTCGGTGAGGAAGCGCGTGCGCCCCTTCCCTTCCTTCCCCCGCTCGAACTGCGGGGCTGCGGAAATCAACTGGAGGCTCACCGCATAGCGCATCATCTTCGACGCGGCGGCGAACTTGCGATTGATCGTGGCCGAGCTGTTGCCCTTGCGCACGAGTTCCATGCGCCACTCGGCGATCTTCCTGCTGTCGACGGACTTGGGCTGGGCGTTGAGCCCGACGAAGGCCGCGAACTCCTCGCTGTTGCGCACGGCGCCCCGCTCGTTCTTGGAGCCCTTCCAGTAGGCCTCGTAGGTGGCCTTCTGGAGCCCCGCCATGGTCATGAGGGCGTTCGCCCCGGTGGTCGCGACAGGCAGCGGGCGCCCGGCGATCAGGGCGGCGCGGGCGTCGGCCTCCCACTGCAAGGCTTGCTGTCGCGTAGGGAAATGGGCGCGAAAACGGTCGCCCCCGAAGGCGAAGTCGGCTTGGAAGCCGTCGCCCCGTGGTCTCACTGGCATGCTCTGCCTCCTACTTCATGCGGTTCAAGATGCGGCGGACAGCCTCGGCGCCCTTGGGCTTCAACTCGACGAGCTGGTAGCGGCGGTCCTCGGGGTTGGGGTAGCGGGAGACGAAGTCCTTTCCGGGCTTCGTCTTGTACTTCTCCCACTCGCTCAGACGAGTGACGACGCGGCTGCACGACGCGTCGGAGAGACCGATCTTGGTTTGCAGATCACTCATGGTGATGCGCGGGGGGTTGGCGAAGATGGTGATGAGCGCGGCGAGCGTCTGCGCCGGCATCTCGGGGTCTATCTCCCTTACCGCGTCCATCACTGCGCTGAGGGCGCGGGCCTTGGACAGCTCGATTTCGCTTGGTTTGTGCATCGTGAACCTCCCAGCGTGAAGCGGGGCCGACGGTCATACCGCAACCCTCGCGACTCCGCAATGACTACAGCATCGCAATACTCCCACCGACTTTCAGGACGCTTACGCGTCCCCGTCGTAGACGATCTTGCTGACCAGCAGCTCGTACTGGCCGACCCACAGCCACATGCTGGTGTCGTTGGTTGCCCAGTCGATGAGCGGCTGGGCGGCGGGCTCCTGATGGGGGGCTGCATCGACAACGGGCGCGGGAGGCTGCTGATTGGCGTCCTGCGCGAACACAAGCGTTTCGTCGCTTGAGAGTGTGAAGGGTTGTTCGCGGGACAGATACACCTCGTATCCGGCGAAGCTAAAGAACGCGATTGCTGACAACGTGTATCTCCCGATACCACAGATTGGTCACGGACTATATGGACGACGCGGTTGCGCTGCAAGGGTCGCGGTTCCGCATGGATTGTAGGGTCTCAGGAACCGACAAGTGCGCGAATATCTTCGATTGACGCACAGCGTACCTGGGACCACGAGTTGCGGTCGCAGGTGTCGGCGAGGAAGGCCTGACGAACGTAGTCGTCGCGCATCAGGTTGACGTGCATCCAGAACTCCACGTCCTCCGAAGTCTCCGCGTCGTCGAGAAGCTGCTCGACGCGTGCGGCGTGCGGGGCGACGCGCTCCAGCGCCTTGCGGGTCAGAGGGTAGTTCATCGTAGGCTCTCCTGATCTGCCGTGGGGTTGAACTTCAACGCCACGCCCCGCGCGGTGCAGAGCGTGTAGTGGTCTCGCAAGAGGCTGCGAAGGGCGGCGCGGGGGACGCGGACGAACTCCGTCCCCTCGCGTGCCGTGTCGTCGATCTCGGCGAGCTTGTGCAACTCGCTGTCGGTCGTTTGCAGCTTCATCACACGGTCTCCAAGATGGCATCGACGTAGGCTTCGAGCGCGGCGTCCTCCACCAGCCTGTAGCGGCTGTTGCGCGTCTCGATCTCGTCGCCCTCCATCGACACGATCCACGACGTGTGGCCGCGCTTGCCGGGCCACTGCGGGTGATCGAGGAAGGTGCCCACGATGATGTCGTGGCCGAACGCCGGCAGGTGGTAGCGCGTCCAGTTGGCGATGCGGCCCAGGTGCGGCTTGCCCTCGCGGTGGAGGTCGCGAGCGTAGTCCCCGACCGTGCCCGCGAGGTTGCGCAGCAGGATCAAATCGAACATGCGGTCCTCGAAGGCGCAGTGGTCGACGCGCCGGCCGACCAGCGGATAGGGGTTTTCTGCGGTCTGCCCCTGCGAGAAGAAGGCGCGGGTGGCGCGCTTGTAGGCGGCGTCACGGGCACGCGAGCGCTCGCGTGTGATCGGGTCACGCATGGTGGTCTCCAGTTGTGTGTTGGTGGCCTGTCTCGTCAGTGCAGCGGGGCCATGTGCTGCAGACGCCGCTCTTGCGCGGCGTTTCGACAATCGCTAGATGGATCGGCTCGAAGGCCCGATGGCAGAGCGGCTATGCAGTGGATTGCAAATCCACCTAGATCGGTTCAACTCCGGTTCGGGCCTCCATCAACTCGCTCCCGCCAGCATCCTCGCAGTCGCTCGATGGTCTGCCACGCGAGCCACGCGGTGTTGCTGCGGACGTAGCTGCCTTCGTCGTCGAGGTTGCGCTGCAGGTTGTCGAGGCGGGACAGCACGTCGCGCACTGTGATGCCATTGTCGATCACAGTGTCGAGCACGGCGTCGGCGGGGTTGGACACGGTCAGTAGCCTCCGAGCAGCTTGACGAACCAGAGGGTGCCGTTGGGGTACGGACGGGCCTCGAAGGTGACGCCCTCGCGCACGAGACCCGCCACGATGCGCGGCAGGTCGGTGAGGTCGATGTTCTCGATGGTCACGGTCAGCCCTCCTGCTCGACCTCGTTGGCGATCCGCTCGGCGTGCGCGGCCTGCACCTCCAATTGCCGTTTCAGCGGCTTGTCGCAGTCCCGATGGAACAGCGCTGCGTCGTCGCGGTAGGTGACTGCGGCGGCCCGCAGCGTGTTGATGACGAGCCACTTGTCGCTGTCGCTCTTGAAGCGCATGGGTCTCTCCTGTCGTGTTGGGGTGTGTTACGGTGTCCCGATGGGCACACTTCATGTCGCGCTGACCGAAGACGAAGCGCTCGCGCTCTTGCACGCCACGGGGCGCGTCAAGCGGCTCCCGAAGAACCACACGCGAAACCTGCTGGCGGCCGAGCGTAAGCTGCTCGCAGGGCTGCCCGAAGAGACCGCGAGGGCCTATCAGGCCAGCCTGTCGCTCGCTGGCGAGCAAGACGCCTAGACCGGCCCGACCGGCCCGAGGCATTCGTACGTGCGCCAGCCGCCTAGCTCGGCCTCTGGCGTGTCCCGCAGCGCGCCCTTGCCGCTCGCAGCGATGACGCGGACGACCCGCACGGGGCGCCAATAGGTGGCGCTCCCTGCGTCGTAGTAGCGGACGGCAAAGAGCCGCTGACGGGGCTTGCGGCGGGTCACCGGCGCGGCTCCTGCCACACGAAGCCGTCGAAGCGCTCCGAGCCGTCGCGGTGGTAGCCGATGACGTACCGGCCGACGCCCCAAGGCCACGACGCAACGTCGTCAGTGCCGTTGGGATAGCGCTGCGCGCGATAGCGGAATGATGCACCGCTGCGCTGGGCCTTCACGTTGCTGTCTGAGGCCTCGCGCTCGGCGGCCCAAAGGGATGACCGGGCGAAGCTCATGGCGTCACCGTCTCGAAGGTCCAAAGCCACCCGTTGATGCGGATGAACTCTTGCCCGTCCGTGTCCCACGCCTTGAAGGCGTCGTCATAGTCGGTGCCTGGGCGGACCAGCAGGTTGAGCCCGAGGCCTCGCCCGTTGTCTGCGACGACTTCGACCGTGTAGCCGTCCAACACTGCGACGTTGTCGGTCACGGTCACGCCTCCACCGCCGTAAGGGCGTCGACCCACTTCACGCTACATTCGCCACCGCAGGGGCCGTTGCAGAAGGCTTGGTCCATGGTGGCCGCGAGGATGTAGTTCCCTGCCTCCCCGTCCCACTCAGCCCACGCGTCGAACACGACTTCGTCGGAGCCGCAGGCCTCACACACTGGTAGGCGCTTGATCTTGGTGGCCATTAGATCGCTTCCGCTTCGATGGCTGCGACCTTGCCGGCGAGCTTGGCGTCGGCAGCGATGCGGGCGCGATAGCCGACCTTCGCAGCGGCCTTCGCCGCGACGAAGTTGACCCCGAGGCCGAGCGTGTAGAACAGGGCACCGCCTTTGGCGTCGCGAGCAGTCAGTTGCACTTCGATCATGACACTGTCTCCGATGTTGATTGCTGGCAGGCTCCTCAGTGCCGGCATGCCAAGCCGACAGACGGGCGATTGCTCGCCCGTTTCGCCAGTGGAAGCATTGCGTATGTGGAACCATCAGCGCACAAAACCGCTGCGGTCACGCCTGGCATTCCCCTTCGCTTTCAGGCCGACCACGACGCCGCGCGGATCGAGGAAGCGTAGGTCGTGTTCGTCACCGTCGATGACAGGCCACACATCGCGATCATCAGCCAGGGGCCAACGCTCTGACACTGCCGTCAGCGTGCTCTGAATGGGCGTGCGATACACGCGCTTGGGAACCTTGTGGAACACTGCAGCGACGTTCAGTCCGTTCTGCAGTGCCTTTATAGCGTCGCCATCGTTGCCCTCAGCGAGGGAGAAGGTCAGCGTGTAGTTGCTCGGAAGGTCGCGGCGATTGGCGCGCTTCGTGTAGTCGTAGAACTGGACCGCAGGGAACCACGCCATGACGTTAGGCTTCGTCACGGTCTCTTCGCCCTTCGTCAGGGAGACCGGGACGCGTTCCCAAGGGATGTCGCTTGTGCCGTTCAGGCGGATCGCAGGCCGCAGCCCGAGCTTGTCAGCGCGCTTGCAGAGCTTGGCAATGTCCGCGACTAGCAGGCTCATGAACGCCGCGCGGTCTGCGAAGTAGGCTCGCGTCTTACGGATGCGCGCGGCTTGAATGACGTTGACCTTGCCGGCCGCAACGTCGGCATGCGTCAAGCGCGACGTGCCCGCCATGAGCCCGCCCCGGCCTGCAGTGTTCAGGCACGCTGCGAGGCACCCTGCAGTCGCCTTCGGGCAGACTTGGAAGCCCGACAGGTCGCCCGGCGCAAGGTGCAGGACTGCAGACAGATAGCCGTACTTTGTGCCCTTGGCGATCTTGGGATTGCCGACAGTGAGCAACGCGAACTTGGACATTGACAGGGCTCCGGTAGTGACAGGCTTGCGATGGTGGAAGGCTTTGGACAAACGAATGGCGTCTAGGCGTTCAGCTTGGCGATGGCCGCGTCGATTGCGGCTTGTGTGTCGCCCGACTGGACAATGCGAAGGTCGCGGACCTTGTGGCCGTGGTCGCGGTAGTCGTCGCGTTCGGCCTCGACTGTCTCGCGGTCATAGTCGCCGAACTGTGGCGACCACTGGCCAGCCTCGCGGACTGCCAGCGTGAAATACTTGCGTGCCATGGTGGCTTCCCTTTCGTGGACATAGCGAAGCCCTTGCAGTCCCCCGCAAAGGCTTGACCATGTGCAGGCCTTGCTATCGGCCTGCCGTACGGTGTGTCAGTGTCGCGCCATCGTCTCCCGTGGGAGCATCGCTTCACCTGCGATGCTTGCGACGTGGCGCTAGACCGTTTCCCGCGCTTGGCTACCACTGCTGTTCGCTGGTCACTGAGGCGCTGAAGCGGCGCACTAGGGCGACGATGCTTGCTTGGCCGTGGACACTTCCCGGACTGCCCTGCACACTCTCCCGCATGGGAGCCTCGCAAGGCCTAGCCGTTTCTCTCGCCTTCACCCGAGCGGGTTGATGGCGCGGTCTGCGGTCTATCGCTTTGGTCGGTTGCTGGTCATTCCAGCGTCCCGCTATCCCCCGTGGCTCTTGTGCGACACCGTCGCGGCCGTTTGGGTTTGTCCCGTGGCCCCTCACGTTGGGGCGTCCCGTCCGGTTTGCGCCGGCCCCTCAAAGATGGCGAATGTGGAAGTGTTGCGCAATCGGAAAGATTGCCGAAAGGGCTTTACAAGGGATTGAAGGGAGGCCGAAAGAACAGATAAGAGCGCGTAGGATCAGACACTTAGCGATGCCGCATGCGACAGGGCGCCGCACCCTATGTGGCAGGCTTGCTCTATCCCCTTTGGCATCCCTTCCGGCCTCGCAAGCCCACGTTCAGGCACCCTCGCCACCCTGCAAGGGATGTGTAGTCCCCTGCAGATGTAGCAATGGCGCGCATTGGCAGGCCTTGCGTGACAGGCCGCGCGACTGGCAGGCCTGCCACATGGGCGAGCGGCCAGCCTGCAGCGCATGGGGACGCGGAACGGGAGGCAAAGGGGAAGGTACGCGGGGCTGAGGGGGACCGGGGGGACGAGCGCTTGCCGCTATGGGCGGTTACCACTTTGCGTTTCCGGTAGAACCTCAGGCCAGGCCGGTTCCGCTTCGAGAGTGAAGAGTGCAACCTACAACCGGTAGGGCGCTAACAACAGGGGAAGCATGCGACCGACGGACAAGGCCAATAAGGCTCGCCGCCTTTCGTTCTTGCCGGGAAGGGAGTTCAATGAAACGCGCCTGCATGCGGTGAGCCGAGTCACGAGCGACGGGCGAAAACGATTCTTGACGTTCGCGCAGGGGTGGAGCACAGTTTTTACGCTGAAGAAGCTAGGAGGGAACATGGCTAGCGTTAATCATGGCGATCTTGGCAAGCTGCTGTTGGAATCGGTACCTAAAGATACGCAACGACGCGAACTCGTTGGGCACGTCGTTACCGCTGGCTTCGAGAATGAAGTGCCATCTCATTATGATGTTTCCATAATAGAGATTGGTGCGAATTTTTACTATGACAAGGAGCATCAGGTCGATACGCTTGGGCCAAAGCGAGTGAATTTGCTGTATAATGACTACGATGCGCTAATGACTCCTGCGCGACCGGAGTGCTGCACGCGAATCTTTGGTGCGATGAAGGTTCTCCAAAGAGGGCATCAGCCAGTTGTAGTTAGCGAGATGCGTACCGCGAGGCCTGGGAATTGTCATGTGATCGAACGGTTTATTCTGATTATTAAGAGCGAGCGAACAAATGCCGAAGCAGGCGGGCTCGCGTTTGAGCTGGTGGCGCGATAGCGCTTGCAAGGGTGTCTAACTGACTCATTTTGGGCGGGGATCTCTTGCGGGGGGCGTGGGGAAGCGTGTATTTGCCGCCCTACGCCATCAAGAGCATCTGCCGTGCCCTATCGAGACCCACTGGTCTCCCCTGCTCGGCCCCATGCCGGCCTGCCCCAGCGCATCGAAGTACCGCTCGATCTCCTGATCCATGAGCCGGTCTTTGTGTTCCTTGCTGGCCTTCCTGTCGTCCTTGCCCATCTGCTCGACCCAGTAGGCCACAGCCATGGCGAGGGCATCGAGCCTGTCGTCGTGGACGAGCGAGCCCTTCTCCTTCGTCAGGTGGGTGAGCTGGTGGATCAGGGAGTATTGGGAGGCGACCTCCTCGGGGTGCTCATTGTAGTTCTCGGCGTCCTTCTTGATCACCTCTGGGTCGATCAGGAGCCTGTGCTGGTTGAGCACGGGCTCCAGGGTGTCGATGATCCGCCTCTCCTTCTGCACGTTGTGCCTGACCTCCTCGACAGTCACGTCGTAGATGCGGGCCAGGATCGGCTTGAGGAGCGCGGTGAACATGCCGTCGCCGAAGTTGCTCTCCACCCTGATGTGTTTCGCGCCATGCTTCTTGGCAATCTGCGCGAGGCGGATGAGGTTGGCTTCGGTGTAGCCCCCGGTCATGCCTGCGGCGTCGGAGACGTAGAGGTTGCCGTTCAGCATCTTCACGACGCTGTAGGCCAGCTCGTCCTTGCCACGGCCGGAGGGGTCGATGGACATGACGCAGCCCATCCACTCGTCGAACTCCTTGGCGACGAAGATCGGCCTGTACCAACGGTCCCCTGAGAAGCCCTGCACCGGCAGGTCGGCGACCAGCTCGGGGCTGGAGGCCCACGACAGCTTCACCGGCCCCATCGGCCCCTGGCAGGGGAACACGGAGAAGTCTGCACAGCGCAGCGGGTACTTCTCGGCGTCGCTCAACGAGGTGTCGAGCATGAACTGGAGGGCGAAGGTCGAGCGGCCGATGGCCATCTCGCGCTTGGTCAGCACGAAGTCGTTGAACCGCGAGGGCTCGATAGGCGTCCCTGCAGGGACCTTCTGGTCGATCAGCCGGCGGACCATCGGGGCCAGGAGGTGCCCGTACTTGTCGGCCCGCTCCTTGGTCGGAACTCGAGCCGGCCAGATGCGGAACCTGTAGCCACGCGGGATGAGGACCTTGTTGTAGATGCTCTCCTCGGTCTGCGGCGTGCCGAGGTAGGTGATCCGACCACCTGGCTTGAGGATGCTGTCGAACTCTTTGACGATCTCCGCGAGGTTCTCGCGCTTCGCCACGGTGTCGCTGTTGTTCGGTATCTCGATGTCGTCGCCGACGATCCTGCTGGCGCGGCTGCCGGTGATCTGGCCGGTGATGCCTGCGGCCTTGACGCTGGGTGACTGATCGTTGCTCGCCGGTCCCACGTCGAAGCTCTCGACGCTGTCGCGCTGGTCCTTGCCGGGGATCAGGTGGCGCAGCAGCGGCCACTCTTGGATCAGTCGGCGCGTGAAGATCGTGAAGTCCTTGGCGCGCTTCGAGTTGGCCGAGGTGACCATCTCGCGGCTCTCGTTGTCGAGGAAGAGGTCGTGGGTGACGAGGCCGCTGGTGATCCAGCTCTTGCCCACGCCACGGAACGCCTCGACGCCCAGGCGGTCGGCCCTGTCGTCCCCCAGGTGCTCCCCGTAGAACGTCTTGCCGGCACGCAGCTCGTCGGGATCGCAGCCGTGTTGGAGGTAGTGCGCGATGTCGTACTGGACCTCCGTGGGCGCGGGGAGCTGTAGGTGCTCCCAGAGCAGGAACAAGTAGTTGCGGAAGTCCCGCAGGCGGTCGTCAATCATTGGTCTCTGAGGTGTGGCGCCTGCGCAACAGCATTCCCTACTCGACCGGCCGAGTTGCCATATCGGCGGGCCTGTCGTGCAGGAGGGGTCGCGGCGGGGCTGGGACGGGGGTAGGAGTCGATCTCTGGGGGTCGCCTGCGCGATCTACGCGCGGAGGCCCGACAGCGTCCTACGGGCAGAAAAACGGCCCTAGCGAGCGGTCGAATCTTTGTTGCGCTCGCTAGGTGCCAACAGGGTGGTTTTGTTGCGCGGGCTCGAGCCGGCTACGCGCGGGCGATCAGAGCGTCGACCAGGGCGTACAGGGCCGCGCGCGGATCACCCGAGCGGTTCTGCGAGCTGGGCTGAATCATGTTCTTGAAGCCGCCGGTGTAGTGCGCCGGGACCTGCACGTCGTGCTGGACGCCGTTGCGGTCGACGAAGCGGATCGTGCCATCGGCCATGATGGACACGACGGTGACGTTGGTGCCGCCGACAGAGGTCGTGCCGGCGACGGTGCGCGTGCGGACAGCGGCGCGGAGGAAACGGGAAGTGGGCATGGGAGTTCTCTGCTAGGCGTCGAAGGGCAGCTTGGAGATACTCTCTCCGAGCGCCTTGAGGCCTGGGTTGCGGTTGGGGTTGGCTGCGACGTGGTTGTCGTTGAGCCATTGGCGGGCGACGTTCAGGTCGGCGGCGGTCGCCGAGCCGTCCCGTACGCGGGCCAGGAGCTGATCGGTCAGCGCCGCGTGGAGCTGTTGGAACTTGTCGTGGGGCATGGGTTCTTCTATCGTGCGAAATGTTATGTGGGGGGATTTCTCAATGAATAGGCCGATCAAAAGTCTCTGTGTCGCATTGTTTTTTTGCGGTGTGCATGAGGTTTCAGCGCAAGAGAGCCTGTGCGGAGCGGGCGTAACATACAAGTTGGCGCCGGTGCCTTCAGGAACACCAGAGAATGTGAAGGCATTCCATGGTGTGTGGGGGCCTGGTGAGTGGGCAAGTGGCACTTGCCACGCGCTTGTCGTCACCGACGTTACCCCAAACGGGCAAGACGTAAAGATTGTTTATATTTATGGTGTTGGCCCACAAGTGCCTCACCCCGGCTCATTCACGAAAGCGGATGCAACAATCAAAGGCGATACTCTCAAGTTTAAGAGCAGCCCCTCAAACTCTGACGTCGAATACAAAATGGTGAACGGAACGCTGCAGGCTTGGTTTACATTTCGTGGCGGAGGCTTCCCCCCTAATACGCTGAAGGCGCCATTGGCAAAGTCGATGACGCAGAAGTGAACGCGAGAAGCTAGGCCTCAGCGAAGCGCTGAATGAGTATGGTGATGCGCTTGGCGGTCTGGGGCAAACTGTACCACTGACGGTCTACGTCAGGAGGAAGCGGCTGATTGCCCAGGCGGCGCCTGAGACGACCATGGTGGCCACCACGGAGACGCCAGCGACGGCGCCCCTGATGTGCGTGTGAGTGCGTTCGAGCTTGGCGACGCGGGCGGCGACTTTGGCGTCGTCGCCTACGTGCTGCTCCAGCAGTTTCTTGATGTCGTCGAGCTGGCGGTCGCGCGTCTTGCTGTCGGCACGCAGCCCGCCGATGTCCTCTCGGATGTCCCCGAGGGTCATCAGGATGACGTTGAGGTCGCTCATGAGTTGGCCTCGGTGAACAGGGCGTCGAGCTGGTCCGTCATGCCGAGCGTGTCGGCGATGGCGAGCAGCAGCGGGTCGCTGCGGTGGAAGATGGACGTGCGCGCCCACAGGCGCTGCGTCAGGGCGTCGGCCTGGGCGACTGCGGCGTCGACCTGATCCAGAAGGCCGCGCGCGTGCAGCGCCCGGATGATGCCGGCGGCGGTCGCCTCGGTGTAGACGCGGGGCCGGGACTGCGGCGGGTTGGGGTCGACGGGGTTGCCGCCGTTCCACTGCCACCCGATGCCGGCCGCCCTCTCACAGGGTGCGAGCTGCGTCCCTCCGGGAGCGGTCCACGCGCTGGTGCCGTCCCACTCGACGAAGTTCTCGATGACCCCGTCGCGGATGATTGCGTAGCGCATGGTCGGTTAGCCTATGAACTCGGTGATGAGAATGACGCCGGCAGTGCCTGCCCCGCCCGCTTCGTTGTCGCTGGGGCTGTTCATGGCCTGGGCACCGCTACCGCCGCCGCCGTTGCCGCGCCCGGCGTTGCCGGGGAGCGTTTGGCCGTCGTCTCCGGTGGGCTGTTGGCCGCCCGCGCCGAACACGCTGCCGCCGCCCTGCCCGCCGAGCACGACGCGCCCGGCTCCGAGGCCGAAGTAGCCCGTCGCGCCGCCCGGCTGACCAGGGACGAGGATGTCGCCCGTGCCTCCGGTGCCGCCGAGGCCGCCCAGGACGCCGCCGCCGCCTACGCCGCCCTTGCCGCCGTTGGCGACCAGCAGCGTCGAGCCGAAGGTGGTGTTGCCGCCGTCCCCGCCGTTGTTGTTGCCGGCCGCGCCAGGGGCACCAGCGGCTCCGATGGAGACGGCCTTCGAGGCCCCGATGGTCGCGGCGTTGAAGAGCTTGCGGGCGTACTCGCCGCCGCCCCCGCCGCCTGCGGCAGTGGAGTAGCCCGAGACGCCAGCGATGCTGCCGCCCGCGCCGCCACCGCCGACGCCTTCGACGATGCAGAACTTCATGTTGGCGGTCGGCGTGTAGGTGCCGCTGCCGGTGAACTTCTGGACGACGATGGTCTTGACTGTGGACGCCAGGATGGACGCCGCGCTGGACGCCGAGTTGGCGGCGTTGGTCGCTGAGGTCGCCGCGTTGGTGGCCGACATGGACGCCGCGCTGGCGTGGCCCGAGGCGGTGCTCGCGCTCGTGGCCGCCGCGCTGGCCGACCCTGCGGCCGCACCTGCGCTCGTGCTGGCGTTGCCTGCGGACGTGGCAGCGGACGACGCGTTCGCGCCTGCGGCTGTCGCCGAGTTCGCCGCGTTGACCGCCGAGGTTGCGGCCTCGCCGGCCTTCGTCGTCGCCGTGCTGGCCGATGTAGCGGCGGCCCCTGCGGACGCAGCGGCTGCGCTCTCGCTGTCGGCGGCCTCGGCTGCGGCGCTCTCTGCGCCGACCTTGGCGGTCTGCGCGTCGTTCTTGTGGGTGAGCGCGGTGGTCGCGCTGTTCGCCGCCGACGTGGCCGAAGCTGCGGCTGCGGTGGCGCTCGCGTCTGCTGCGGCCTCCGAGGCGTCCGCGCCTGCGGCCGAAGCTGCGGCTGCGGCTGCTGAGGCAGCGGCTGCGGCCACGCCGGATGCCGTCAGGGCGACGACGGATTGCTTGTTGACCGCGTCGGTGTCCGCGACGGGATCGGCGACAGCCCTGATGCGGAGCCCTTCGGCGTCCCATTGGCCGGTCGCATCGAGCCCGAGAGCGTCGGCGGCGATGTCTTGGTCTTCCTGCGCGACGTAGAGCGCCTGCGCGGTGTTGCTGTTGAGCTGCTCGGCGTAGACCATCGCGCCGTCCACGAAGGTGACGCGGGCGGTGGTGGTCGGCGTCGAACGCCTGATCTCGACGATTGTCCCATCGGCCGGCGCTGGGGTCACCTGAACGATGGTCGAGGTGAACCACGCGAACGCGGTGACGACGCCGTCGACCTTCACGGTGACGTGGGAGGCGTCGAGGTACGGGAACGGCACAGTGAACTGTGTCGCGACGCCGTTGCCGGGATACCGGACGTAGCTGTTCGCCATGAAGGGTCTCGAATGGGAAAGGGAAAGGGGATGGGAGGGGGCCGAAGCCCCCTGCCCTTACTGCTGGCGACCGAAGCGCAGCGTCTGTAGCGCCTTGGTTCGGTCGGCGGTGATGGCCTCCATCACGGCGGGCGACTCACGCATGAGCGCCTCGACGGCGGCCTGCCGGTAGGCCTGCACGGTGGCCTGGACCTCCTGCAGACGGGAGCCGTCGAAGGTCGAGTCACCATCGGTCAGGACGTTCTTGTACTTGTCGCTGTTGAAGAGACTGGTGAGCCTCTCGCGCAGCGACTGGCCGCTGATCCTCGTCTCGCCGACAAGCTCCTGCGCGCGGGCGTAGGCGCTCTGCCCGCCGAGCTGTATCTCGTCGAGCTTCACGTCAGTGCCCTGGCGCTTCGGCATCACGCCCAGCGCGTCCTTGTGGACCTGCGACAGGCGAGCCAGCTCCTTGGTGACGAGGTCGTTCCGGTCCTCGCTCATCGCGAACGGGGACAGCCAGGTCGGGCCGAACGCCTTCGGCACCGGCACCTTCTCGCCGAGCATGTTGAAGCGCGCGTCGACCTCGTGCTGGTCGCGCGTGCGCGCCTTCATCGCCTGGGCGACGGTGTGCGCGTCGCGGAGGTAGTCCGCGCCCTTGAAGGCGTTCGTGATCGACGGGATGTACGACGCCATGTGCTGGCGCAGCGTCTGCTCGCCGCGCCGCTCGGGATCGGACACCGCTGCGAGCCACTGCGTCAGGCCCTGCAGGTACGTCTTGCTCTCGGCCATCTTCGCGAGAGCGACGACCATTGAGCCCGCCATGTCGGACATCTTCCACTCGTCCGCGTGAGCGGCAGTCTCGGCGTAGGTCGCCGCCAGCGAGAAGAACGTGGCGTACGGGTCGAGACGCGAGTAGTCGATGAAGTAGGCCTTGCCGTCCTTGTCGAAGAAGCGCAGCGAGTTCGGCTGCACGCCTGTCTCCTGCTCCAGCCGGCGCGTCTTCGGGTGGGTGGAGAGCGAGCCGGTGATGTCACCGTTCTGCGCCATGTGGATCGCGAGCGCCCACATCGCGCCGCCGGTCGCCATCTTGGCGAGCGCCGTCGTGCGTCGATCACCGCCCGCCTCGATCTCCGACCAGAACTGCCGGCGAAGCATGTTCATGCCGGGCGTGTGGTCGAGGGCGTCGCGCATGATGTTCGTGGGAACGCGGGTGAACGGAAGGATCACCCTCACGCCGGGATGGTTGGTGGCGAACTCGTTGATCGACTGACCGAGCGAGTTGCCGCCGCTCCACGTCGGGACAGCGAGGTCGTTGGTGAAGGTCGCGGCGCGCGCGTAGGACAGCGCCTCGTCGTTGGTCGCCCGGCCGAACGCATCGAACCCACGGGCCACGTAGTCAGCCACGAAGTTGTCGAGGTCGGCACCGGAGATGTCGTGCTGCCGGCGCATCTCGCGAGCTTCGCGCATCGCCAGGGCGTAGAGCCGCCCACGGTAGTTGAGCTGCTTGAGAAACTCGTCCTCGGTCGTGAGCAGTCGCCCAGGCATGCGGATGAGGTTGCCGAAGCCGTTGACCAGCATCCCGACGGGCGTCCCTTCGAGCCCGAAGGTCTGCGCGCGGATCGCGTTGACGGGAGTGTTGAGGCCCTGATGGGTCGGGTCGAGCACCGCATCGCCCTGGCGCAGCGAGCGCGCCGCCATGCGGATGCCGTCGCGAAGGCCCACGGCCATGCCGACGTACTGGTCGACGCCCATCATGAACGACGACGCATCGCCGCGCATCAGGCCGGCGAGCATCTGCTCGGTCGGCATCACGAGCGCGGACTTCACGAGCGACGTCGTCACGTTGACGGCGTGCGTCTTCGGTCCCGACAGCAGCGCGTTGATCCAGTACTCGTTGTGGACGTCGAAGAGGTGCGGGCCGAAGTGGTCGTCGACCGTGCGACGGATTGTGCCCACATCGTCGCCAGCGGCCGCCAGACGGCGAGCGAGCTGGATAGTGTTGGCCTGATTGCCCTCCAGGGCACGCGCGAGGTCGACCGCCATGTTCTGGTCGCCACCGTCAGCCACGGTCGCGAGGCGCCCAACGGGACGCTCGCCTGGGCCGACATTCGCGCGCAGGAGCGAGAGGTTGCGGCCGAGGCCGGACTTCACACCCTCCGACAGTGGAGCGATCGACAGCAGCGTCTGCGTCGTCGCGAGGAACTCTGCCTGCAGCCGCGTCAGGTCCCCACCGAACTCCGAAGCGTCACCTCGGAGAACCATGCGGGCCAGATCGGCGCTGCGCTTCGAGTACAGCTCGACGCCAGCGCGGTAGCCGGCGACGCGGTCGGCAAGCTCGTCGAGGTTCTGAACGTCGGCGGCCATGCGTACGCGAAGCTCACTCACGTCCACGCCTGTGTAGTGCGCGAGCTGCTCCATGCTCTCGTTGGCGACCCGCTGGGTCTCCGCAAGGGTGCGCGGGCGGCCACGGGCGTCCTCGAAGGTCTGCCGCTCGATGGTGCCGAGCGCGTTGAGGAAGGCCTTGGCGTCGTTCTCGTTGTTCACCCGCATCATGTTCTGCACGACGCGAGCGTTGGCGATGTCCGCCAGCTCGGGCGCATTGGTGCCGTTCGCCGTGGCGAGCGCCCAGGTGTCGAGCAGGTTCTGTTGGTCGAACTGCGGGGGCGTGTAGTCGGGCGGCGTGTCGTACGCCGAGCGTGGCGGCTCGTTGACAGCGGCCGGCGCGAGGTTCCCATCGGTCGTCCCTGGCGCACCGTACAGGCCGCTCTGCTGCGACCGCTCCAGCGCGTCGGTGTCGAGGCGCGGCGGCGGCAGCTCGCCCGGAGGCGGCGGCACCGCCTGCTCCAGCGTGTTGCCGTTGGCGTCCAGGCGGACGTTGGCGTTCTTGGGATCGAGCGACTGGCGCGCGGTGTGCATCGCCTGCTCGGCCTGCCGGGCGGCCTCCTCGGCCTCCTGCATCCGTCCCGCGCGAGCGGCGCGCATGCCACGGATGGCGTAGTAGGCGGCCTCGAACGGCACGTCGAGCGCCATGTTCTCCAGGGCGTTCTTGAGGCGCCCTTCCCAGCGGCTGTCGCTGGGGTCGGCGGCGAGGTAGCCGGTGACGATGTTGGAGAACGGCGTGTCCTCCTGAATGAGGTTCGACAGGCGCTTCTCTGCCGGGTCGAAGGCGGCGGCACCGGAGACACCGGAGTTGACCACGGCGCCCGTGAGGCCGGCGCGCAGGGTGCCGAGGGCGCGGCCCGCCATCAGGTAGCCGGTGAGGAACTGGCTGACGCCCTCGACCGTCGAGCCCG